GACACGCCCGACCTCGTTGCTCAGTTAGTTCTCAGTTAGTTCTCAGGGAATAATTATTATTTCCCCCCCGCTAAAAATGTTTATATTGGATAGTCTAATCCTGAACATTAGGTTAAGAGTTGCAAACTCTAACCCTTTACTAGAGGTTGAGGGTTTGATTTGACCCTAGGGTTATTTAATTGCCGTCATATATTATATTATATAGTCCCATAATAAATTTCTGTTATATAATATAGGGGGGATATATATATTATACGCTCAGAATGAGCGTAATTATTACCTATCTGTTCGGTTTTAGTACTTTGAACAGGTTATCTAATATGTAATATAAATATTACGGAGTTCGCTCCGTTTGGAACTCCGCTCCTCCTATTATAGTATTATAATAATATATATAATGGGGATATTCTGCCCGTTTATAGGGACCGTTAAATCACCGTTTTAGGGGGCAATTGTGGGTCGTAAACCAGGGGTACAAAACATCCCTAAAGATGCCGCCCAACTACAGGTACTAGAACTGTTAAGCCAAGGCTCTACCGTAGTAGACGCCATGAAGGCTGTAGGACGTAACGATGTAACCTTCCGTCAATGGTCAATGGCCAACCCGGACTTTAAGGACAAAGCGGACAAAGCACGTTTAGCAGGCAAAGGTGTCAAAGCGGACTTATCCAATCTTAAGGATATCTCCTTCGAAGAGTTCTCAGAGCAATTCCTAGATACTAAACTTTTTGACCACCATAAGACTTGGATTGATTTAGTAGAGGGTAAGGAACCAAGGTTCATCCACCCTAGTATGACTTATGAGCAAGCAGCAACCAATCGTATTTTAATTAACGTACCACCAGAGCATGCTAAGTCAACTGTACTAACAATCAACTATGTTACCTACCGTTTGGCTATAGACCCTAACATTAGAATTATCATTGTCTCAAAGACGCAAGGCATGGCACGTAAGTTCCTATCTGCGATTAAGACAAGATTAAGTCATCCTAACTGGACCAAGATGCAAATGGCTTTTGGACCTAACGGTGGCTACAAAGCAGATTCACCTACCTGGTCAGCGGATATGATTTATCTGGGTTCTGGACGAGACTCAGGAGAGAAAGACCCAACAGTACAAGCATTGGGATTCGGGTCACAGATTTACGGTGCTCGCGCCGACCTGATTATCCTAGACGATGTGGTGATGAATGCAAACGCCCATGAGTGGGAGAAGCAAATTGAATGGCTTCAAAAAGAAGTCATCACCCGTTTGGGGCGGCACGGCAAACTGCTTATAGTAGGAACCCGTGTCGCACCTATAGATTTATATAAAATGATTAGAGATGGCGACCAGTGGACAGGTGGCAAATCTCCATTTACATACATGGCTATGCCATCAGTTTTAGAATTTGATGAAGACCCAAAGAACTGGAAAACACTTTGGCCTTGGACAGACAGGGCAGAAGGAGACAAGGACGAACCTAATGAGCAAGGACTATATCCCAAATGGGATGGACCTTCGCTTTTTACAAGGCGGTCTGAAGTGGCTCCGTCAGTCTGGGCTATGGTCTACCAACAAGAAGACGTCCAATCCGATTCCATATTCTCGCCAACAATTGTCGCAGGATGTGTTAACGGTATGCGAAAGCGCGGACCACTTAAGAAAGACACACCGGGGCATCCCAAGAACGTAGATTCAGTTTATACAGTTATAGGATTTGACCCTGCGGTAACTGGTAGGTCTGCTTTCGTAGCAGTGTCTTATAATCGTTCTGATGGTCGTATATATGTTTTAGATTGCGTCAACATGGTTGACCCTACTCCACAGAAAGAGAATGCTCTTATCAAAGAGTGGGTAGAAAGATTTAAGCCACAAGAGTTTAGGGTTGAAATTAACGCCCACCAGAAGTACTACGCTATGGATACAGAGTTACGTGATTACCTAGCATCCTATGGATGTCAACTTAACTCACACTTTACTGGTAAGAATAAATGGGATGTAGGATTCGGTGTAGCCTCTATGGCTAGCCTTTTTGGTTCAGCCAGAGATGGTAGATTCCAAGATAACAACCTTATAGAGTTACCTTCTAATGAAGGCTCTGAGGGACTTAAGTCTTTAGTACAGCAACTTATAATTTGGAAGCCTGATACTAAGAACCCTACCGACTGTGTAATGGCATTATGGTTTGCTGTTATCCGTTGTAGAGAACTAATGCAGACTTCAAGTAAAGTTGGGCAGTACCAGACAAATAGATGGGCTACTAGAGCACAGATGGCTAGTAGAGGTTCACTTAATTTAGACGAAGCCTTTGCAGAGCAATGGCAAGAAACTTATGGATAGGAAACTATGGCATTAACAATTGAACAGATAGCGGCACGGGTACAATCGTTACGTTATCGAAACAGCGAAAGAGATGCCCGTAATCTTGACGTTCTTGCTGTTCGTAAAGGAAAGATTGCTGAAGTCTATCCAGACTTTTTTCCAGATGGTGTAGATGCTAATGTCGTTGCAAATTTTATTGATATCGTTGCCAGGGACCTTTCTGAGGTTATGGCACCTCTTCCGGCGGTTAACTGCTCAGCCGCTAATCAAGTCTCTGACCGTGCTCGTACTTTTGCCGATAAGCGTACTCGTATTGCTAGCAATTACTTTTCGCATTCTGACCTATCGGTCCAGATGTACTCAGGAGCAGACTGGTATATAACCTACGGCTTTGTTCCGTTTATTATAGAATTGGATGATGAGGCTAAACTGCCTCGCATCCGTGTAGAGAACCCAATTGGTGCATACCCAGAGTTTGACCGATATGGACGTTGTATAGCATTTGCTAAAAGATACACACTTACCCTTGGTGAGTTAGTAGCACAATTCCCAGAGTATGATAACATACTTCTTGGCGGAATGGGATATAAGCAAGACCTAAATGGTCAAGTAGAAATTATCCGCTACTACGACAAAGACCAATCAGTTGTATATGTACCAGCAAAAGATAATTTAATTTTATCACAAGCCAGGAATCCTCTTGGTAAAATGATGGTAGTTGTAGCACGTAAACCGTCTATTGACAATGAGTTACGTGGACAATTCGACGATGTACTTGGAATTCAGTTACTCCGCAACCGTTTCGCCTTACTGGCAATGGAAGCAGCGGAGAAATCAGTACAGGCACCTATTGTACTCCCACAAGATGTACAAGAACTACAGTTGGGTGGAGATGCGGTTATCCGCACCGCAAACCCAGCAGGTGTTCGTCGTGTAGAACTTACTCTACCACAAGGCGCATTCACAGAGCAAACATTACTTAATCAAGAACTTAGAGTTGGTGCTCGTTATCCAGAGTCTCGTACTGGTAACATTGATGCATCTATCGTTACTGGTCAAGGTGTACAGGCTCTTATGGGAGCATTTGATACACAGGTTAAATCAGCCCAAGCAATCTTTGCTGCTGGACTTCGTGATGTAATCAGTATCTGTTTTGAAGTTGATGAGTTAATATATCCAGAAGAGAAAACAATTCGTGGTGTAGATTCTGGCTCACCATATGAAATTACTTATAAGCCAACCAAAGACATCAAGGGTGATTATTCAGCCGATGTCCGTTATGGTATGCTTGCTGGTCTTAATCCAGCCCAAGGTCTTATCTTCATGCTTCAAGCACTTGGTGGTAAGTTAATATCTAAAGATATGGCTATGCGTGAGTTGCCATTTACTGTTAACGTAACACAAGAACTTGAGAAAATTGAAATTGAGGATATGCGTACAGCATTACTCAGTGGTATTACAGCAATGGCTCAGGCCATACCAGCGATGGCAACACAGGGACAAGACCCATCAGATATGGTAAATAAAATTGCTGCGGTTATCAAGGCTCGCCAAAAGGGACAAGCATTAGAAGATGCTATTGAGGCTACCTTTGCACCGCAACAACAGGTTCCTCCTGCTGGCGCCTCTAATCCTATGGTTGAGCAAACGTCCCCTGCTCCCTCTGGTGCTCCAGTAGGAGGTCCTCCTCAAGAAGAACCAATATCATTACCACAACAGGAATCACCTGACATTCAAACAATTCTTTCAAGTTTAACAGCAAGTGGAAAAGCAGGCGGAAGAGTAGTAACAAGAAGTTAACTAGGTAGGGGACAATGACAACAATTATAGGAATAGAACATAAGGACCGTTGTTTCTTAGTTGCCGATAGTAGAACTACAGATGCTGATGGTAGAATTTATACACATCCTGAAGTAAGAAAAATTTCAGAAAATGGTATGTTCTTAATTGCTGGTTCTGGTGAGACACTACCCTGTGATATAGCACAACATGTTTGGGAGCCACCAACTCCTACAAAGCAAGACAAAGAAGATTTATATCATTTTATGGTAGTAAAAGCAATGCCATCTCTGCGTAAATGTATGTCAGATAATGGCTATAACTTTGATGAAGATACTAAGGAAACTCGCTTTCAGTTTATAATGGCTGTTGGTGGAGAGATATTTGATGTTGACCAAGAGTTATCTATAAGTAAATCTGCAGATGGAGTATACGCTGCAGGCTCAGGAGCAGCATACGCACTTGGTGCTATACATGCTGGCGCTGATGCATATGAGGCAATGGAAATTGCATCTAAACTTACTGCATTTACTGCAGGTCCTTATATATCAAAAGAACAACCTAGAAAAATTAAGTAGGAGAAACTGTGGCTGGTAACGAGAATAGCGGTGGATACCGCCCAAGTGCACCTCAAAACAATATGGGTGTATCAGCAACAGGTGGGGCAGGTTCAAAAAATGGACAGCCTAAAAGGTATATGCCAGGTATGAAAAACTTAGGTTCTACAGGAGTCGAAACAATGGCACAACAAAATGCAGCACCGATGAGTAACCCTCAAACAACACCTGATATTGGCGCAATGCGTCCATCAGCCTCTATGGCAAAACTTAGAACATTACTAGATGATACAGCAAATCCATTAGAACCACAAAGTACTGGTGTAGATTTTGGTAGAGGATTAGGAAGCGACGTACTTCCTGCGAATATAAATCCAGATAGAAGACCTATTGAGAATCAAGCAATAGTCAAAAAGTATTTACCATCATTTGCGAATGCTGCAAAGGCACCAAATGCCCCAGATTCATTTAAAAGTTTTGTAAATTATTTAGTTGGTCAACTAGATGTTTGAGTGGCAATCTGGAAGTCTATATGATAATATAGATAAGTTTGCTTCTTCGCTTGGTTACCAAAATGCAGGTATAGCGATTACCTTAGGTATGATTCCTTGGGAATCTACAGAAGATAGAGATGCTTTTATTGAAACAATTACTGGAGATATTCCTAAAGGTGGAAACTCTACAAACTATAACTTACAATTTTAGGAGGCAATAATGTCACTTTGGAATGACTTCCTTGACAATATTGCTAAACCAGTAGGTCAGGGACTTGCCAAAGGTGTATCTGACTGGGCTGGATGGTTTACTGGAAATATCTCAAGTCCTGCTCAAGCAATTTCAAATGTAGTTATACCTGCTGGTGTAGATATAGGAACATCTAAACAATTATCTATTGCTGGACTAGAAAAATCTGCCCAAGAAGCAATCAAGGATAATCTAAAGTATTCTGCAAAGTCTCAAGCAGCAAGCAATGACATTGTTTTAAAGGCTGGCGTAATGCTTCACGATGAGGTAATTTCTCCATACGTAACAAGACCTATCTCGACGGCGGCATTACTAACTGATTCTGATTCTGCACTATACTCACCAGGAGAATTTGAAAAAGGATTTCAACTATCAGATTTAAAACGTGCCTATAATCGTTCAGAAAAAATAAGTCTAGGACAAGCGTTAACCAAGTCAGACTTAACTCCCATTAAAGATGTTGCTAATGTTGTTTTTGGCTTAGGTCAAATAGATTTAGATAATATAGATTTATGGGATGATAATGATGTTCAAGCAGCATTTGTCGATAATACAGTTGGTAAATATTTTACAGGGACTACAGATTTTATAGCATCTAACGTTGCTATTGCTGGAGCATTTGGTGCTGTAACTAAAGGTGGAAAATTTGCTGCCAGAAAAACAGGATTAAGTTCAAGAGGAACTGCAGTAAGTCAATTAGAAAAAGACATCAATGATGGTGTGGCTTTCGAAACTGGTATTCAAGGCGGAAAACAAACAGTCTCTGGCGACCTAATAGTAAAACTTGCTAATAGCACAGATGCTAATTATGTAACAAATACTTTAGGTAGATTTTCTAATAATGAAAATTTAATTGGTCCGATACTAAGAGCAAACAATCCTGATACCGTAAAAGATTTAATTCTTGCAGATAAAGGTTACTTACCAGCATTAGATAGACTTTCTAAAAATGCGCCAGCAGATTTGTATGAAATTGGCGACGTTAATACCATTATTAGAAATCGTGTAGTTGAGACTGGCAGATTACCTGAATTTAATGAAACTTCCTGGTCACGGATGAATGCAGCATTTGATGATGCAATTAATCGTGTGCCAGAATATAGACAAATTAAAGATGCTCTTCTTGACCCTAAAACTGGAACCCCACCTAAGATGGGTAAAGATTTTTTCCCAATTGAGCCAAAATTTGCTTTAGGTAAAAAAGCCGCTATATCAGTAGGAACTATCAGGCAACGTATCTTGGGCAATAGCCTTAATGGTCCATTGACCAGAGTAGTTAATTTTGCTGGCTCACAATTACCATTAGGACATGTGACCTTTTCAGGTGTTCGTCCGCTAGATGGTGTTAAAGAATTGAATGCGGTATTTGACAGTATTGATGCATTAAGATATACTAAAACTGCAGGCATACTTGGTAAGAGTGTTCCAAACCAAGTTGAAACAGCACCTGGTAAGTTTGTAAGTGTTGCAGATTTTCGTAACAAGATTATGTCTGACTTTGTAAGTGCTAAAGACGACGCATCTAGGGTTAATGTATTAGATGCTCTTGATGACCAATTAGGAGTCATTATAGGGGCTAAGTACGGTTATTACGATGTAGCAAAAATTAAAGAATTTACGCAAACAATCAAGAACCATATTTTCGGTACGATGGATTCTATTGGTAGAACTGGTTATGGTATGGACGCACAGGGTATGCGTATCCTAACAGATGCCCAAACTCAAAGACAGTTAGTAGAGTCTTACAGAGTGGCACCTTGGAATATGATTGAAAATGAAATTAAAAAATCAACATTGAAAAAAGGTCCTATTGGTAAAAAGGGACAGAAGTTAACAGTAGAAGCCAGCGAAATTGCTCAACGAGTATTTGAAGTAACAAATAAATACTGGTCTGTTGATGTATTGGCACGTCCAAACTACATTCCTAAGAACAGCCTTTTTGAGCCTTCACTTAGTGCTACTATGGCGCATGGTACATCAATCGTTCTTGATGGAGTTCCTAGCATGACTAAGAACTTTATTAAAAATAATAAAAATAGACTTTTTGGAAAACTTTCTGCTAAGTATAATGCTAAAGAAATATCTGCTATTAATAAAACTGTAGAGGGATTAACAGAGCAGTTAGACAAAGCAGTAACTAATCTTAATAATCTAACATCAGAACTTGATACATTCTTAGGTGTAGGCCAGATTAAGCCATCACCAAAAGCAATTAGAGATAACCAAGCAAGAGTTGTTAACGAACTCAAAGCAGCAGATAAGTTGGTTGATGATATAGAATTAGAACTTAGAGATGCTATACGCCCATTTGGAAAACTTACAGCCCAGGTTCCTACTGTTGCAAACTTAGAGCGAAGAATTAAGTATCTAGAAAAAGAAGTAGATACAAAGGGTAAGTATTCTGGAGAGATTTTTGCTGCTAAGGCTGCTATAACTAAGTCTAAATCATCATTAGCAACCCTGGCTCCTGATTCAAAAAACATACTTCAGACAAATAAAGAGGTTGCCTTACAGTATGAAAAAATTGAAAATATCCTTAAAGACCTTGGCGAGCAAAAGTATAACCAGGCTTTAGTATACGAAAAAGGCAGTAAGTACAAAGAACGTTTTTATGGCACAGATAAAAATTACATTTTTGTAAATGATGAGTATGTGCCAGTAGATAGTCTTTTTAATGCTAACCAATTTGGTCTTGCTATGAAACAAGAATTTGGTAATGCTAGAACTGCCAGTGCTACATATCTAGGTGAGTTAACAACAGGTATCCGTCAAGGAATGATTACTAGAAGAGGTTCTTCTACTGTAACATATGTTAATGACCCAATATATTTTGAAGAGTTGGCATACTTCACTAATCGTTCTTTAAGAGGCGATAAGTTGATAGACCAGATTCTTGCTGATGTTCCAGAAAAAGAATTAATTGCATGGGGCAACAAGAATCTAGGATACTTTGAGCAATTTGGTCCAGTTAGCCAGGCTGACATACCAAGTATAATTGCAGATAAGGTTGCCTTAGTAAACAGATTCTTACCTGATAAAGAAGCCCGACTTGCCGCACTTGCTGGCGAAGTAGATTCAGTTCAACTTCAAAAGATTCTTTCTAAAGATTTAAGAAACCTAAGTCCAATTCATCCACTTGATTTTGATGTACATAATGCATCTGAATTTGGAGTTAAGAATTTAGGATGGGTAGAAAAACAACTTGATAGAGCAGCATCTGCAATATTTTCTAAACTAACTGCACCAGAAAATCCAATTCGTTGGGCTTCTGGAAACAAGTTCTTTGTTCAAAACCTACAACGTAAGACAAGAGAACTTGAAGAGCAAGGTTTTAGTTTTGTTAAAAAAGATGGAACTGTTGATTTAGATAAAATAAATGTTCTACGTTCCGCTGCTTCTAGAGAAGCATTACAGCAGAACGAAAGTACCTTTTATAATATTCGCAGACAAAGCAAGCCTTTATATGCTGCACGTTTAGCAACAGCATTTCCAGCAGCATCCTTAAATGCTTTCTATAGGTATGGTAAGTTTGCCCTAAATAATCCTGAGAGAGTTGCTCAATTCTTATATAATTATCAAGCAACATTCAGGTCTTTCGGTGTAGATAAGTACGGCGCACCAACTAGTGACCCATTATTAGCAACACACATAGTGGTCCCACTAAGTAAAGAAATGGGATTCTTTGATGGTAAAGGTATTAGATTAAATGCTAGGTCTATTGGATTCTTGCTTAACTATCCAACACCATCCATATTCGGAAGCGTAGCCGTATCTAAGATTTATGGTGGAATGCCAAACGCAGAAGATGTACTTAAAAACTACTTAGGTTCATATTATGATGTGGTATTTCCATTTGGTCCTCAACCGTCAATAAAAGAAGCATTAATCCCTCGTTGGGCAAATGATGCTATCAATTACTTGTCAGGTCCAGAAGGTAAAAGAGACTTCCTTGATTCATGGACAGATGTTCATAATTACTATATGACATTAGATGACCTAAAAATACAGAAGTATCCTGGTCCTGAGAAAATAAACATGATTGCAAGAGAGCAATTTGGAGTAAAAGCGTCCTGGTCTTTCGCTAACATATTTGGTGTACCAGCAAAGGTCGACACAAACCCTATGGCTATATACGATGACCTATATGGTATGTTGGTTAATAAATACAGGCAAAAAGGAATTGACGAAAAAGAAGCCAAGAAACTTGCTGGTACTGAACTTAATGAACGTTTAGGTGCCGACTTTCCTTTAGATAGAATTACATTCAAAGGTTCTAGTCCAGAAGCATATATCCAACCTAACGCTGAATCCTATAATAGAGTATTTAAGGACAATACTGACCTTGCAGTTACTTTAGCAAAAGTTGACCCAGAGTTAATTGGATTGCTTAGTTTAGATATAGATACTAAAGATAACTTTAATCTAACCGTATATAACATTTTAAGGAATCCTAAAACTAAACTACCAGATGGTAGTCCATTAAATAGTTATATGATTACTCCTGAAGAGCAAGAACGTCGAAGATTAAAAAACCGTGCCTGGCAAGGTTATAATCTTTTAGTGGATGCTTTAGAAAAGAAGGCCCAAGATATATATAAAAAGCCTTTACGTTCTGTTCCAGAATTAAAAGTTCTTCTTAAAGATGCCGCTAGTAACGATTTGAGAAAAATTAGCGAATCTTGGTGGGTGGAGTATAATAACCCTAAGGGTGGAGATAGAGCCTATAAGTATGCTTATGGCCTGAATAAAATTGTCTCTGATAAAGACTTTATGGAAAAGTACGGTAATACTAAACTGTGGTCAGATGTAAAAGATTTTGTAAGCATAAGAAATACTTTTACTACTTTCTATAAAGGTTTGCCTGAAAGAGACCCAAGAAAAGCAAAAACTCAAGATGGTTATGCTGAAATATTGGAAGTATTATCAGAAACTTGGCACCCAAAATTAAAGGAAATACTAATTAGAAACTTCTCTGAAGATATGTTAAAGGATGCTCAATAATGACACCAGAACAAGACGCGTTAGTTAATGCTGTATTGGCAAGAATTAGCGGTGGAGGGGCTAGCCCAAATAGCACCACTATATCTAAAGATGCTATAAAACTTACCGATATTGCTGCCAAACAACTCCTTGATGCAATTATGGTGGATATCCAATTTACTGGAAAACTATCAAAGCAGGATTTAGCAGATTTTACTAGAAAGTATAATGAGGCTGCGAACAAGCAACTTGATACAGTAGTACAAACAGTAAGAAGCCAGACTAAACCTGGTGATACTCCCGAAGATATCAAGAACATAATCAAGACTACCTCTCCATCATTTTTTCAACCTAAAGACTTTACTAGAGATTATCTATGGTCTAAGGTTAATTTTGCTGATGAGAAGGCTCTTGGAGCCAAGGCTCTTGATTCGTTAACTAATGCTCGTCAAATTGCTAAAGCATTCAACTTAAGCACTGTATCTGATATTGAAATTCAAGATGCTGCTAAAAGGATTGCCACAGGTAAGATTACTGCTGAAGATTATAAGACAGAGTTAGCAGCAAAGGCTGCTGCAGAATATCCTCAACTTGCAGATAGATTTAAGTCCACACCTGGAGCAACTGTTCGTAGTTTATATAATCCAGTTCTAAAAGCAATTGCAGATGCTTGGGAAACGGATGTCGATTCATTAGATTTGAATGACCCATTTATTGATAGTTTACTTCGTCCAGATGGAGTAATAGGAAAAGCACCATCAGCAACTATCGGTGAGGCTACTCAGAAAGCACTAATGCACCCAAAGGCAGATAACACACAAAGACAAATTGGTAATGCTAAGAATGCTGCCGCACAACTAGCAAGAGCGATGGGATTTGGTATATAATGGCTACACCCAAAAAGATTATTAATCAAGGTGCAATTGCTGCTGCTCAGGCCCAAAACACGGCTGCTGCTCAAACAAAGGCTGCCGCTGAATCACGTGCTGCTGCTGCCCTTGAAAAAGGTAGGCCAATTCTTACACAGGCTATTAGTGGTACCGCTAAATTAGCGGCTGCGGTTAATGCACAAATTGCTGCACTAAGTAATCCTGGTGGAATATACGACCCAATTGCTGGCAGAGTTGTAAAAACATCCGCTCAATTAAAATCAGAAGCAGATGCTGCAAAAGCAGCAGCAACTGGAATAAATAAATATGGTGGACTAACTCCTGAACAAATTGAATTGTCCAAAGTATACGGTAAAGAAAGAACAGATGCTTTAGCCGAAGCAGCAGGAGTTACTTTTGTAGATGTTCCTGGTGCTGTATATGAAGAAGAGATTACTAAAAATTTATCAGAAGAAGCATTTATAAATACACTTAAATTACTTATGGGTGCTGCCGAAGCATCAAAACCATATGTAAAGCAATTATATAGCATTGTATCAAAATATTATAAATCAGGTTCAACAATACCTGATTCTATAAACTTAGCACTTTATGATGCTAAAGAAAACAAACTGATACCAGAGTTTACCAACAGATTTAGTGGAATATTCAAATTAGCAGATAGACGTGCTGCAGGAGAAGTTATTGATGTTCCTACATTAGCGGAGTATGTTAAGTCCCAAGAAGCAATTTCTGAGGTTTTACGCAAATCTAACTTAGGCGACTTAGCAAATGAAACATTCTTAAATGAAGTTATGGGTACTGGAAAGTCAGTATTAGAAAGCACTAGAATTATTGCTGATGTATTTGATGCTATAGATAATGCTCCAAAAGAGTGGTCTGATATGGTTAAAGCCAAGATGCCATTTGCTACTAGAACAGACCTTGGTAAAGCACTATTACTAGGTGCTGAAGGTGCTGCAGATTTGGAAAGAAAAGTAAATAGATATGGAATTATGGCAGCAGCCCAAAGCCAAGGATTAACAGTTGGTGAAGCAGCAGCAGGTGAGTTTCTTGCTAAGGGTCAAGGCTATGCATCTGCTAAACCTAAATTTGGACAAGCAGCAGCAATACTTCCGACTGCACAGAAATTAACTTCTATGGAAACTGGTATTGAACCAGCAAAGGCATATACTCAAGAACAAGCATTTTCTGCAGTATTTGACCAAAACTATCAATCATTACAAAACATTCAAAACTTAAGTGAAAGAGAGCAAGCAAGATTCGGTGGTAGAGCCGGAAGACTTGCATCTAGAGATAGAGCAGCAGGACAAATATAGAATCCTATGTGAATCCATCGGCCTCACATAGCGTAAAAGACCGATAGCAAGAGCCAACCAATTTCCCCGAATTGACTTGAGGCTTGCGACTACAACGAATAGAAGGGTGGGTTGCTATGAGCAACAACTACTGGGATGAAGACGAAGACGACCTAGATACCGACAACGGTGTGCAATTGGAAGGAAGCGATTTACTTAAAAAATTGCGGAAAGCCAAGCGCAACGATGAGAAGCGTATCAAAGAACTCACTGAGCAACTTGAGGGATTATCCAAGGTGCAGCGTGAGCGTACAGTCAAAGAAGTCCTAGAAAAGAAGGGTGTCAACCTTAAAGCAGCAAGACTAGTTCTTAAGGATTTAGAAGAGGTTAACGAAGAGACAGTAAATAACTGGCTCGATGATAACGCTGATTTATTCGGAATTACAGTTGCTAATGAGGAGTCTAAAGTAAGTGAAACAGATAAAGCGGCCTTAAGGCAGCAAGATGTACTCACACAAGGCGCTATGACCCCAGACCGAGCAGAGGATTTAAATCTTCGCATCGATAATGCAGATTCAATGGATGCATTACTAGATGTACTTCGCTCACAATAATTCCGTTCATAGTCACTTGGAGGTGACAAACAATGGCAACAGTAAACTATACTACCACAGGTAGTTCCTCTCTTGGAGGTACCGCTGGTGCTGCTGGTTTGGTTCAGAAGGCGTATGACCGTCTTCTTGAATTCGCTCTCCGTTCAGAACCCCTAATTCGTTCTGTCGCAGATAAGCGTCCAGCACGTCAAGCAATTCCAGGTTCAACAGTCGTTTTTCAACGCTATGTTGACCTATCAACAGCGACAACTGCTTTAACTGAAAACGACGATGTCGATTCAGTAGCAATGTCAACGCCAACTTCAGTAACCATTACTCTTGCAGAGTACGGTAACTCAGTGTTGGTAACACGTGCGTTGGAACTATTCAGCCTTGCTGATGTAGACCCAGCAATCGCAAACATTATCGCTTACAACCTAGCAGATTCTATTGATTCCGTAGCAATGACAACATTGCGTGGCGGTTCAAACGTAATCTACTCAGGTTCAACAGCGACCTCAACAGCAACAATTACTGCTGCTGCAACTCTTTCATCTGCAAACCTACGCAAGGCTGTAGCCAAGTTACGTGCTAACAAGGCTGTTGCTCGCAAGGGTAGCCTATACTGGTGTGGTATCCACCCAGAAGTTTCACACGACCTTCGTGCTGAGACAGGTTCAGCAGGATGGTTACTTCCTAACCAATACGGCTCTGCACAAGACCGTATCTGGGCAGGAGAAATCGGAACATACGAAGGTGCATACTTCGTAGAGTCTCCACGTCTGTACAATGCTACAGACGGTTCTTCATCTGCACGTGTTTATCGTACAATCCTCGCTGGACAGCAAGCATTGGCCGAGGCCGTAGCAGAAGAGCCACATGTAGTTATCGGACCAGTAGTTGACCGCTTGATGCGTCACCGCCCAATGGGTTGGTACGGCGTATTAGGATTTGCTCGCTACCGTGAAGAGGCACTATACAGAATCGAATCAGGTTCATCAATCGCTTAGTTGATTGACGCTGTGGCAGGAGTAGAAATATTCCTGCTACGGAGTAAGTTCATTAAGGAGAACAATGGCAGATTTCGTATTTACAACACCTAATGTACAAGAAGGACCTTCGGGTAAACACCGTCTGTTCTACTTCTATAAAAGAAATGTTGGCACTTCTGTAGTAAAACAGAATGGTTCATATAGAATAAATCGTTATCCTTTAGACCCAAGCGTAGAAACATATCAAGAGTTCTATATAGGTGGGCATAAACATATAGTAGATGACGTTACCAAAGCAGCACTAATTGCTGGTGGTATAGGAGTTACAGAAGCAAATTTTACAGCAGTATAAGGGGATAAATGAAACACTGGGAACATCATCCAACTCCTATTGAAGGATGTTTTGGATGTAAAGGTTTAAGTCTTCAGATGAATACTGGAGATGCTAAGAGAGATATACCAGATAAGAAATGGAACTCTGAGTTACAGGCATATAGAGATGCTAGAGCACAGGGGATACAACCAGCAGGAACAACTATGCGTCACGTACAGGAAGCGCATAGGGCTTCAGAAGTATTAGGTAAAGCGTATGATGCGGACACTATGCCTAAGACTAAAGATATAACTCCAAAAGCCGCAGCCGTAATGAAAGAGATAGGACAAATATAATGCCAATGGTAAATGGAAAAGAGTACTCATACTCTAAAAAAGGAATGGCTATGGCTAAGAAAGCAGCCAAGAAGTCAGGCAA